TTTGCGTAGTAGGCCGTAAGATACAAAACTTTACCTCCGTGTGTTGCTTTAAGTGCGTAGCGAGTCATTGGCCGGTAAGTAGCAGGCCCAGGAAGAGTAGCACAGTACAAAGCCTTTTACTCGGTATCTTTAGGAGCTTTACGTGACTTAATACGGCCTTCCACACGTTTACGAACAGAAGCCCGCCAAGCAGCTTCATCCTTAGCAACTGCCTCGTTGTAAACCGCAGCAGGGTATTCCCGTTCCAATGCTTTATAGACCGCAGCACGAATCCAAGCGGTGGGACGTGTGCTAGCTTTTTCAGCTAGGTCAGACACCAATTTCGCCCTATGCGGATCAAGAAGAATCTGCATATACGTTTTATTTCCGTGCCGAATTGCCATCAAGTAGTAGCCCAATAGACTTTAGTCTAGCATTGTGCTACCAAAGAAGCGCTTGATCCACATGCTTACGCCATCCAGTCTGCTGATCCTTACGAGCTTTTGTGCGCTGTTTACGACAGCCGCGCCTTACTTCCCTAGCACCTTCAAGGAAATTGGCTGCGCGGAGCAAGTCTGCAGTGGTGGCACGCGCTATTTCGTACTGCAAGAACTTCATAATTACTTGCCGCCCTGTTTGCGGTGGCATAGGCAGCATCCATCACTTCCGCAAGACTACGGTAACAACCTGTTTCCTGAGGGGTATGGAAGGACCATCCGTTGACCGTGCGATAGATGCTGACCATTACGCGCTACTTATTAATGGATCTCGGACCAACGCTTCCCTATAGAAGGTTCAGCTAAAGGCGGAATGTCTCCCAACCACTTAGCTTCGGCGCTTTCCATTACTTGTTTTAGCTGGTCCGCCCAATGCTGCGCCTTTTCTTCACGAACAAGTAAGAGAATTTCATCGTGGATGCAGGCCGCAATTTTTACTTCCTGCTCACCAGCTTCTAGAACCTTTGGCCATAGGTTTCCTAGAGCGCATTTAAGGATGGCCGCACCAGCCCCCTGGATTGGGGTGTTGCACCTTACTGTCAGACGGTTCATGTCACCTGGCAGAAAACGCCGCATGTCAGAGCCTGGAATACGGATTTCGGCCCACCGATTACTTGCTGTCTTTGATGCGTCGGCAGCATTCTGGTTTTGCCACCGCTTCACACCTGCATAAGTATCCAACCATTGGTTACGAATTGTTGCAGCTGCCTCCACAGTCATGGTCACGCCAGAGCTGGCAGCGTAATTCCGCAAACCTTTAGCACCCGACCCATACAGCAAACCAAAATTGGCGCTTTTCGCGATCTGCCGAGAACAACCAATGGCTTCAGCGGTAACCGTGTGAAGGTCTTCACCAGCCTGGAACGCTTTGGTCATCTTTTCATCCTGCGCCACTGCTGCAGCGAGTCGAAGTTCCATCTGCCCAAAATCCGCATCAACAAGCAGCCAACCATCAGGAGCCTCAACACATTGCCGAAACTCCGTATCACGGGGAATCTGCTGGTTGTTGGGTTTAATGCAGGACATACGGCCTGACTCCGCACCAAGCTGGAGGTAGCTGGCACGTACAAAGCCGTCCGGGTCCATCTTTTCAAGGATCCCTTCAGCCATTTGACGACGCTTTTCACTTTTCTTCCATGCCAAATAGGTCTGTATGACATGGTGGTCCGCAGCGTAATCCTGAAGGGCTGCCCTACTAGCACTAGGCTTGCCCGTTTTATTGTCCTTTGGCACTGCCCCTAGAAGTGCTGTGAACTTTTCTAACAATTGCTTGGGACTACTTAAGTTAAAGCCTGCCTCTAGTTTGGTCCCACGACGAGCATCACCCGTAGCTTTTGGCCTGAGGTTAAACGTTTGCGGCGCAGTCTCAATCTGTTCAATTTCCGCATACCACTTTTCGTAATCTGAGTCTTCGTGCCCCATTTGCGTGACAAGGTCTCGGAGCTTTGAAAGTCTTTGAGTATTTGCTGTTTCTCTTGGAAGCTTGTGTTCTTCAGGAAGCGCATTATCAAGTTCCCGTAAAAAGTCTCTACCGAGCGCATGAATGTCGTGCTGGTAGTCATTACAAAGCTGCTCAAGACTGGAACGGTTCCAAGGAAGCCCGGTACGCCACATCTGGGCCATAGCGGGAAGTGCTCTGCACTCTAATGTGTAAGCTTCAGAAAGCCTTGCATTCTGTAGCGCCGCTGTAAGCGGATAGTCCAGCTGCAGCAGCACCTCAACATCTTTAGCGGCATAGACCAACTGGTCTCGACTTAAGACTGGAACGCTCCAATCAGACCGTTGCTGTTCCTTGTCCAGTTCAATTTTGAGGACACGCTTGGCGACATGGGCCAATCCGTGTCTGAGGTTAGGCGTTCCATTGTGATGGAGCTTACTGGCAAGCATGGTGCAGCCAACCCGGCCACGCACATAGATGCCATGTTCTTGGAGCCAGCCAAGATCAAAAACTGCGTTATGGGCTAACCAGTAACGCTCACCATTAGTAAAAAACAGACGGAGTTTTTCCCAGCCGTCTGCATCTAACTCAAAACAGTCAATGATGACGATGGTTTTACTGACTTCGCAGCCGAGCTGGATCAGTCGAAGTTTGCCTATTTCAGGCTGTAGCTGGAGCGTTTCCGTATCGAAGGCGATAGAAATGGATGTCGAGATCCTGTGCAGGTGCTCGACACCGAAAAACAAGTTGTAGTCAGACATGGGTGGTCTTCAAAGAAGTGTGTATTCAGGAAGTGGGCCTGTCCATTCGGACTCATGCTGGCCGTCAGGACTGTACCAGCCAGTGTCATCAATACGCCAGCCAGCTGTGCAACGCTTTAACGCCTTGTAATTTTCCCAGACAGGTTCCTCAGGAAAAGGGTTTCCGTAGTCGTGTTCCCAGTCATGCTCACTGATGCCAGTGGGTGTGTACCAGCCACCTTCGTCAGCTTCCCAGCCTTCTGCGGTGCGCATTTTCCAAAGCTTGTCTTGGTCAGCCATAGCGGCATCAATTTGAGCGGCGTTAATAGCGTAGTTATCGAACCAAGCCGCAACCCGGAGATTGTAATCCGCAGCTTCGGTTTGCAAGTAGCTTGGAACGTTTTTGAGTTTTACGCTTGCGAAGTTGCTGTTGTCAAATGGGTGTGTAGACATGATTAAAGAGGAAAAGTTTCGTAAGAGGCTTGCAAGAGGCTTTTAACTATTACCTCTAGCTCTGCAACCCTATCAGTAGAGTCAAGGTCGCAGATAATTGGGACTTCAGCTGTAAACCATTTGTAACCACAGGCAGGGCATTTACGGCCCCGCACAATGCTGCTTTCAAAACGAGGTTTAGTTTGAGTAACCCACCGATCACCTTTTTGCGGTGATCGGTTGCAGTCTGGGCAATTCATGCAAGGGGATCGTCATAAGGACTGGTTTCAAATTCCAAAATCAAGCGGCGTAAGTACCACTTGGCTTTGCGGAGGTCTTCAACGCCATTTTTCTGGCGATACCTCCAGATGTATTTGATGCAATTGCCGCGCAGATAACCAAAAAATTCTTCGGTTGTCATCGCGGCCTTGATCGCTTCAATACACTCCACGCCATTAGTGCTTTGGTAGTGCGCGGGAAAGTTGACAGAATCAGTCATCATGAGTCCTCCTGTGGGCGCATTGCTTTTCTTAGGTCGTTGATCATTAGCTGGCGGTCGTTGACCTCAAATCCTTCTAGATCAGTCAGTTGATTTTCAAGGTTGTATGCGTGACAATCGTTGAGCCACTCAAGAACCTGCTCCAACTGCCAATCGGCAGCGGTTTGCATGTTCTCTGGGTCACACGGATGAATTGAGTCTTGAATCTGGTCGCAGATTTCGTCAGTTAGTGGGTGTTGGTTAGTCATGGTTCTCAAGGTTGAAATACTTTTGCTCGACAAATGTGGTAAGCCAATTATGTGTACGGCTGAGGGCCGTACAGAACCTAGTCATCGTCAAATTCAATCGGAGGAATAACGCACCAGTCGGTAATCCAGGGCAACATGCGTTCCACCTGTTCCGGCGTTGGTGCGTTTGTATGGTCTAGTGGTTCGTCCCAAAGGATGACCGCTTGACAGGGTGCAGAGTCAAACTCAGGTGGATCTAAGTGAGTTGCAGGTAAGACCTGAACAGCATCATCGACAATGGCCTGGACATGCAGGAGATCGGATCCTCTGTTGTAGCTGTAGCTGATTAGTTGAGCGTGGGCCATGGTGGGGCTCCGAACGACTTGCTTACAGTAGCACACTACGTCAGAAGCGACGTAACGCTAGGAAAAATTTCATGTGCGTAGGTGCTCAAAATGCTGGCATCGATGCCCATAGTCAGCGCAAAATCTACGTCCCGCTCCAAACGGCAAAAATCCTCAGGCATGTCGTAATACAAATCTTCGCAAATACTGACAGGCCGCAGGTCCGTTCCATAGGCCGTGTAACGAACAATCGCTAAATAGGGTGTTGGCCCCTTTAGCTGGTAGTACGTGATGGTAGCCCAGTCTTCCATTGGGCCGCAGTACCTAATACCAGTCTGACGTGAAAGCCAATTAGTAAGCATAATGTAGTAGTGAGCGTTTGTGCAATGGACCCAAATCGCGAATTTGTCTACGAGCGGTACGCCCGTCAAATTTCTAGCTGTGAAGACACGAAAGAACTGCAGGAGTTGGCCTGCAAATTCTTTCGCCTTTACCTAACACAACAGGAAGTAGTGGAAGGTCTGATCAAAAAGGGCTGGCTACCTGATCTACCCAATGATTCTGATATGCTCTGATCGTGCTTGAGCAGCGGCAACACGCGCATTTTTATTATTTACAACCTGCGTAGCCGTTTCCTTAAAGCAGGCTCGCTTTGTTTCTATAGGAATAGCTGTAAGAAGCTTTTGCACCTTAAAAACAAAAAACTCTTCGTCTTCACTGACTTGTTCAGTGTACGAGCGGCCCGCCTGAACTCCATTGCATAGAGAGCTAACCATCCAGTAGGAAAAAGCAGGTGATTCCAAAAGATCCCTTAACAGGATGTTTTCAGAAGCTGCAAGGACGTTTTCGGGCAAATCAAATGTGGGCATGGTTGTAGGTAGGTAGGTTTACTAGAGTAGTGGACCGTCAGAATCCTACACGAAGTCGTCGTCAAAGTCACCAGCCAAAAATTTATTTATTAATTTCTTCAAAAAGTACGTCCTTTTTACATCCATATCATCCAACTTTGCATCCATACGCTCCACCAAATCCGAAGGCATGTTGCTTACGGTGAAGGTCTGTTTCTGTGCTGGCGTGGCCTTAAGTAATTGCAATTTTTTATCTTCAGGGTTAAAAGTATTAAAAAAACTAATTAATGTGCCGAAAGCTTTGCCATCGTACTTTGTAGACGGTTGCTGGGCGAGCACCTTAATCGTAGTGCCAGGCTCAATATTGGCAATGGTTTCCTGCTGCTGCTGAAGGGACATATCGCTATGGCAGTAGCATCGCATACTGGTAGCAGGGTTATTTAAGCGGTCATATATTTCTGGTGAAGGATTGACAATCACACCTTCAATAAATGGACGTTTTTTGCTATCAGCAGCGGCAAAAGTTACACAAACTTCAACAGGCAAGCTGTCTGCGTATCTAGCCAGCTTGAAGTTGACTTCGGTTTCTTGCGACAGCATGTGAAGGTTGGTGAGGCCCTCACATACTACACAGACAAACCTAGGTCAGTCGGACCACTTGTCCCAAGCCGCATTCATCAGAGCGTCTGATTCTTCCTTGGTACGATCCATTTCCCTCGCGCGGGGATATTGCCCTGAGTGTCCAACCTGGCCAGAATCCGCACCAGTACTGGGTTCTGAGGCTGGACACGCACCACCATCAAGGACAGGTTGTCCAACCTCAACCGAAACAGCGGAATCAAGGCTGGACACCTCCTTAGATTCTGGAACGTTGTCCACCCTGAGATCCGTTCCAGTATCAGGGTTTTCTAAGGTTGGACACACATATGCAACCTCTCCACACGCGAGGACAGCCTGGTACGACTTTTTTCCGTACCTTCCAACCCCTGGAACTTCTGTAACAAGACCCCGCTTTACCAAACGCTGGAGCGCTTTACGAATGGCGTCAGTTTTTCCGCCCACTACTGGGTCAGCATTTAGGTCTGAATGCGTAAACAACCTTGGGTGCCCTGTACGAAGGCGCTGGAGCACCTTGTCAATGACGCTGGAAGGCGCTGTATTACCTGGATCGACCTCTGGGGTGAAGTCAGCCATAGAGAAGCTCAGATCGTCTTCCTGGCGCATGATGAGCGACGTACCGGATCTGCCGGATCGAGACTTCTCCACCGTGATGATCCGGCTGTGCGCTGGAGCGACATCTTTTTCAACTTCTTCCTTGGTTGGTTTACGAAGCGCCCATGTTTCGTCCACTGCATCGCGAATAGCAGAGGTGCCACGAAATCCGCCCTGCTTGTTGGCGTGGTGAATGATCAAGATGGTTGTTGCAGGGAACAGAACGCCGTTGTTCTTGGTTAGCCAATACAGCGGCGTTGCAAAGTCAGATTTGTTTTCATCAAAAGCCCTACCACCAGAGCAACCAATCAGCGAGTCAATAACAACAAGCTTGGGCTGGACCTTTTCCATCAACTTGATGAACTGGGCATAACGCTGGAGCGCCCAATCAGTAAGAAGCTGTGTATTGGAATTCATTGGGTACTCGACTTCTTCCAGCTGTTCTTTGAGCTGGATCAAAGGCTGGTCACCGTTTAAAAGCAACACCGGACCTTGCTGGACTGGAACGTGCTTTCCACGAACGACAAAAGGTGATCCGGTAGCAATGTGCTTTGCCAATGTCCAAGCAGACATGGACTTGCCGTCACCACCAGCGCCATAGATCAGGACAACCGAAGGGTGCGGAAGCACATCAGGGATCAGGTATTCACGCTGCCCTTCTAAGTCTTGGAGCGCAGCCACATCCATTAACCCCTTCGCGCCTTCAAACTGAATCTGATCAACAATCAGCTTTTCAAGTGCAAATTGGTCCCGATAACCAGCATCAAGAGCCAAGCTATTCAGCTTGAAATTCATTTCAGCGGGGTTATCCAGCTCCAGATAGGAACGAGCTTTTTCAATCACCTCTTCAAAGGAAGGCCGTTCACGTTGCCATAAAACAGGCTTGGCCTCGACTTCATCAACAACTGAGCCGCAGCCATCACGGGTGAAGCGTTGCCGTTCTGGGTCGTAATGATCAGCCAGCCGGATAAGGCTTCCAAAACCCAGACCACCTTGGGACTTAAAGCCATTTTCCCAGCGGCTTAAACAGGGATCTTTGCCGTTGGCCCAGTCATCTTCGTATTCAGAATCTTGGAGCGACCATTCACGCCACAGGTTGAGACCTTTATCACCAGGCAGGTCGGCCTGGAGCATGGCTCCGATCTGCCACCACAGCTGTTCAGAGCCACGACCTTGCGGCTGAATAACGGACAAACAGGACTGAGCAATGGCAATCCGTTCTTCGGTGGAACGCATTGACCAGCGGCCATCACGGGCTGATTTAGTGACCTTTTTGTCGTTCTTGGCTTTGAACGACTGCTTCATGTGCTCTACAAGCCACCCAGGAGCCTCTGGAACGGCGTTTAGGTCACCTTCAAGCGTGTAAGTACCACCAGAGGGGTAGGCACCGTTTAGAAGCCCTTGACGGCCCCACAGAACTTCCCAGCCTTCACCGCTAGCAGCAAGGCTGATGTCTGAGACCTCAGTCCAAAGTTCCTGCGGAACGGTAAACAGAAACTTTGCAGCCGCTTTCTTAGGCGACGTAATGCGTGGAGCCTTGGCTAGGTCTTTGCCCCACTTGGCTTCAACAGCGCCGAGATTGGCATCAACATCGAGGATCACCAGCCCTTCAGAGCGTGGTCCTGTAAAAACACCAACAGCCTGGAACTTTTCGGGCTCGCGTTCAATGACCATCGCCGTGGCTTCGGGCGACATCTTGTCGTGGTGCGCCCTACCAAGCGGATTTTTGCCGCAGGCTTCACCGCCTTTTGGCATTGGAACGCCTTTTTTGTAGATAGGCGCTGTTGCCCAATGGTTCGGCAAAGACCGAACAAACGACAGCAGATTCATTTGCTAAACTCCTACAGGGAAACACGGACATGCGCCCTAGAGTCTTACCAACTCTGGGGCGCTTTTCATTGTAGCGAAGCTGTCCACCCTCATCAATGTGCTATATTGGCCAAGCACCGGGCAGTTCTAGCCCACAGCTAAAGCCACAAAATGAGTTTCCTGAAGAACAAAGAGGCCGTTGCAGGCGGCGCAGGCGGCGGTTATTTGAACCCCAGCAAGATCCAGGCAGGCAGCCAGGTTCGTTTTGCGTTGCTCGCCGAAGAGCCACTGGAATTTTATGAGTGCTGGGGCGAAGCTACAGACGGCACTGTGAGGCCATTCCGTTTTCTTGACGATCCATCACCTGCTGATGTTGAGCAGGAAATGGGACCAGGCTATTCACGCCGGATGAACCGTGAAGGCACTGGACCAGAACCAGTGAAATTCGCCATTGCTGTTCCCTGCTACAGCCACGATTCAAGAACCATTCAGGTTCTGAGCATCACCCAGAAGTCGATCATCAAGGAATTTGACAGCCTTTCCCAAATGGAAGACTACGAAAACCTGATGGAATGGGACTTTGTTCTTAGCAAGGAAGGTTCAGGACTGAACACGGAATACACGTTGCGGCCTGTACCCCGTAAGTCCAGCCAAGCGGTACTGGATAAGGCATGGGACGCAGCATTAAAGGCTGGCTTTGACATCACCAGGCTGATTGCTGGTGGTAATCCATTCAAGGAAGCTGCCTAGCACCTAATAAGGCCCCGTGTTCCTATGGCACGGGGCTTTTTACTGGCTATAGTAGATATGGGAAAGAGTATTTTATGACCACTAAGGAACAAGTACAAGCGCAGCGAGAACGGCAGAATAGGCTGGAACGTATGTACATGGACGATGGCCGAGACGACCCCAAGCACCCATTCCACAGCCTGTTTACCGGACTTAAGCAAGGTACCGGAAACACAAATTGACACCGAACCCGACTCGATGGTACGTATCACGGTCGGCGATCAGGTCGGTTGGGTTAGTTCATATCACTTAATAATCCCGAAGGAAAATCAGCTTATAAACGCATGGCTAGCCAAACACAGGAAAGACTGAATAACCTAGGTAGAAATACCCTGGTACGTGATGATTCTGGCCCTTTCCGCGTGTATCGGGATGACGCTGGCAGCGTTTTTCACAGCGTTACGCACATCCTCAAAGAGACTGCACCCGAGTGGCAACAACAAGCCCTGGAACGGTGGCTATCTAGACCGACTGCTAGTGAGGACCGAGACATGGCTGCAAAGCGTGGAACGCTTGCCCATGATCACGCGGAACGTCTACTACGAGTCACCAGAAAACTCGCCATCCAAACCGCCACAAAAAGAAAAAGCCTAAAAGACAACAAGGAGGGCCTGGAACGTTGCCCACCAGCCATCACCAGCTGGGCCCTCGATAAGGCCATTCAAAGCGCCCCTAGGGTTGCCTGGAGCGCATCAGGCTATGCACGCGGCCTACGGGGGTGGATCGAGTCCAACCTGGCGGCCATTCATGCGATTGAGTTCAGCGTCCGGCATCCTCTTGGATTTGCTGGAACGGCAGACGCCCTGCTTGAGGTAAAGGACCGGAAAGGACTGTATGTAGTGGATTGGAAAACTAGCGTCCGCGAAAGAAACGAGGACATGTTACAAAACTACATAGACCAATGCGGTGCATACTCGCTGGGACTACGTGAAATGACCGGCATTCAAGCAGCTGGAGCGTTAATTGTGGTGGCACGGCGTACCGGAGCACCACAAGTCCGCGAGCTATCAGCACTAGAGCTGCTCGGCGCTGAAACGCGATTCAAAGATCGCGTGTCACGCTACTTCGCTTCGCTCGTAACAGAACAGCCCAAAGGCCATTCATAGGTCTTCAGGGTAAAGAAGTCCGTGGTCTATCCAGTCCCATTCAGGGATTAGTTCCTGCGTTTCGGGGCATGGAGCGAGCCAGCCATCCTCGTCTAGCTCCCAGCCAGCCTTGGTACGTATGGCGTAAACGCGGTCCCATTCTGCCGTAGCGGCATTTATTGCGTCTAAGTGGTCATACCATGTTGGGCATTTCTCCAACATAAGTAGGTTTTCTTGGGCTTGGTAAAGAGTCATGGTACGTAAGTAGGGGCTTTGTGTGTGCCTGGTAGAAACCTAGAACACATTCAAGGATTTTGCAAGCAGGCTACGCCTGCAAGTCCTAATTTGGCTGTAATTAGGATGTAATTAGGAATAGCAAGACGCTAAAAATTCGCCTTTACCAAGGTCACCGCATTCAAGCGGCCAGGGCCTAATTTGCCATTCAAGCAGCTGGAACGTGTCACCACATGCCGCCAGCGCACAGCGGTTGCACGGTGCACCGATGGGGACATTACGAAATATTGCAAGGTGGAGCGTCCACCGCCCATGGTTAGCAGCACTTGCGCGGTGACTTGCGCGGTGAATTGCTTATTGCTGTTGAGAATCGTTTGCAATAAGCAAGGCGAATGCAAAGCCAGCCCTACGGGGGGCTGGCACGGGTTCAAGCGTGTGGCGATTGCAAGGGTGAAATTTTTTCTTGTTTCAGGCCTCGCCATGCCCGGGCCTTGTCCATGGATTGAACCAATTTTGCCATGGCTGGTACGTCTCCACTTGCGGCTGCGATGTTGAAATGATGCTGGAGCGTTGCGAGAATCGAAAGCGGCTCGAGGTCTTGTTCTGATTCTGCTGGGCCATCATCGCTGGAATCGATTGTTTGCTGTGCCTGCCGTATGGCGTCATATGAAACGGATCGGCTGATCTGAAATCGGACAGATGCCATGGTTGCCGCGCTGTTGTGGTTGATGCCGGATTCCAGCCAACCACGGATAACTGATTGGCGCTGCTCGATTTCTGCTTTAGTTGCCATAGTGTGGCGAGACGGTACCCGAGCACAATAACAGGAAAGACGAGAAAAACGAGACTATCGGCGAATGTTGGCACGTTTCCGGTTTGGGCTTGACGGTTTCTTCTATTGTGCTGTAGTATTAGGGGGAACCTCACCTAAAGGTCATGACTAAACGCGTTTTAAAGATCGGAGATCGAGTCCGATACACGCGGAATTTTCTCCAGTGCATCCAAGCTTACTCAGGTTGGTACCCACAAGCTCGGGGATACATAATCCGCTTTGAAGGAAGGGATCCGCTTAATCGGTTAGCGGTTATGCAGTGGGACGTCACCACAGGCGTGAACGATCCTGCCATGGTCAACGTCTTTAACCTAGAGGTAACACGATGAACAATTTAGGACTTAAAGAGTTTAAAGTGCACTATTTTGATCACGTTATTAACAAAGGACGCATACAGACTCTGTTTGCTCGTGACATGGAGCATGCAATAGGGGTATGGGCGAACATGCGGTTAGTTTCTCAAGAAACATTTTCTATCGTGGAGCATAAGCCACCCGCTTGGCTGCGTTAAGCTGCTACAGTACCGACTCAACTTAAAACCACTTAATCCAATGATCACCCGTTTCCAAGTCACAAAGACCGCAAATCGCAAACTGACAGCGAAAGGTCAGCCTCCAATGCTCGCCATGCGGACATCGGGGAACAGCTGTCCTGAAACTTGCGAGCACAAAATAAGCCGGACTTGCTACGCCATGTTCGGGCATGAGGGCCTGGCATGGAAAAAACTTAACGATGGAACGTCAAAACGTGGTGGCGATTGGCTGGACTTATGCGATCAGTTGCGAGACTTAAAGCCAGCACCTGGCACGATGATCAGAACCAACACGGCCGGGGATCTTCCGCATCATGGCGGCCGCATCGATCATACGGTTGTCGGCTTCCTAGCTGACAGTTTCAAGTTTCACAAGCTGCGACCCTACGGTTACACTCACCACGTGCACAGTACTAGCAACCTAGAAACAATCAAAGAGCAGAATCGGTCAGGCTGGACAATCAACCTATCTTGTAATTCTGAAGCACAGGCTTCTGAGATGACACGTCAGGGCTTCGCTTCTGTTTGCGTTGCTGCCCACGATGATGAACGAAAGCACTGGACCGATGACCACGGCGTTCAATTCGTAGCTTGCCCGCAACAGTACCGTGACAGCGTCACCTGTCAGTCTTGCAAACTGTGCGCCAAACCCTTGGAAGCTCAACAGGCAAGCGACGGGTTCCGGCGCTGTGTCGTTGTCTTTAAAGCTCACGGCGCTAGGAAGAAAGCGCTTAGCCAGTGGATCGTTGATAGTGTGACAGCTTGAGAATTGATTGCCAGCGTTAGACGTTGGCAACTGCTCCCAAACTGCTACAATACAGACAAGCGGAACACATACCGCACAACTTACAAAAAAACATGACTAAAAATGATTTGCTAGATGTATGGGCGACCAACCTACGCTGTGAGATAGCAAGCTTACTCCACGATGGCTACTCTCAAGCCGATGCCATGCAGTGGGTGCTTTCGTGGGCAAGACGGAATGCTTCCGAGTGTCCGTATGCAAGATACGTATTAAGCCGAAACCAAGAGGATTACGGCACCAATCGCTAAGACTCAGTTGATAGCGCGCGCTTCCACTGCGCGCGTTTTCTGAGATCAAGCACAGCTATCACAATCTTTTACATCAGCATTTCTTATCATGACCAACTTGATCCCTCAGAAATTCCTATACGTTTTCTGTTTTGCCCTCAGCGGAGTCACAGCAGCCTGTATGGGTGTTGCATTGGCTGGCCTACTGTCGGCTGATCCCAAGGGTCCAGACGCGACTGGGCGTGCCGTAGCGTTGGTCGCCTGTGTTGGTTTGGCCGGAACTTCTCTGGCCCTGGCAGCTGGCGCGGCTACTGACGCCGACTGATACGAATTTGTGTCAGTCACAAAATGTTACAATCGACCCGTTCTCAACAAGGGGGGCGGGTTCGCAACAACGGCGGCCAATAGAAGGACATAGGGAACCTGCTGGTACGTGGGAAACATCTGTTACTGTAATACTAAGGGGGCATGGTCGAAAAGTCAACTATCCTGTACTACAGGCCCCCAAAAAATACGCACCCAATACTTTCTTCTGTAATACATGGCCGTACGTACACCACCCCCGCTATCGCTACGGCACGCACAGGGTGAAGTTTTCAACAGCGATGCACGTTTTCGCGTACTAGTCGCCGGACGCCGCTTCGGGAAGTCCTACTTAGCCTGCATCGAACTCTTGCGTGGAGCGATTGCCGCCCCCGGCGAAACGTTCTTTTATTGCGCCCCGACTTACCGCATGGCAAAAGACATTGCCTGGAAAGTCATGAAACGTATTGTTCCCCCGGCGTGGATCAAATCCAAGAACGAAACAGACCTCAAGCTGGAACTTGTCAACGGTTCCACGATTGAGTTAAAGGGCACCGAAAACGCAATGGCACTGCGAGGCCGCAGTTTATCCGGCGTAGTCCTCGACGAAGCCGCATTTATGGACGCACCTGTCTGGTTCGAGGTAATCCGCCCCGCATTAGCCGACAAACAGGGCTGGGCGCTGTTCATTTCCACCCCCGATGGAACGGCCAGCTGGTTTTACGAGCTATGGCAATACTGCATCACAGGTGACGCCAACTGGAAACGGTGGAGCTTCACTACGATTGAAGGCGGCAACGTCCCACCGGAAGAAATCGAAGCTGCACGAGGCCAACTCGACCCCCGAACTTTCCGCCAAGAGTTCGAGGCCAGCTTTGAAAACCTATCCGGCCTCGTTGCCGTCTCATTTAGCGACGCAAATATCAGCACAGCCGCAAAGGACATCCCAATCCTCCCGCTACTACTGGGCGTGGACTTCAACGTGGACCCCATGACAGGAATCTGCGCCGTCAAGGACAACGACACCCTCTATGTTTTCGACGAAATCCACCTAACCGGCGGCGCCACCACCTGGGACTTCACGGAAGAAGTAATCCGCCGCTTCGGCCTGGAACGGCGCATCATGGCCTGCCCGGACCCAACAGGCGGCGCCCGCAAAACGCAAGGTGTAGGCGCAACCGACCACAACATCCTACGCAAATCCGGTTTTCGCGTCTGCGCCCCACGCAGCCCCTGGAAAGTACGCGACAAAATCACCGCCGTCAACACCGCCCTACTAGACGCCACTGGCACGCGCCGCTGCTTCATCCACCCCCGCTGCAAGGAACTAATCAAGTCATTCCGCAGCCTGACCTACGCCCCTGGGACGGGCCTACCAAACAAAAATTTAGGCGTAGACCACGCATTTGACGCCTTCGGCTACTTATGCCTGCAACAATTCAACCTCGCAAAATCGGGCGTAATGGGCAAAACTTCATATAGGTTGTACTGAGCTACACAAACTAATGGTTAATTACGAGGGGCCAAAAAAGCGAACCCGTGGTGACAAACGCGCCCAAGAATACATCGAAGCGCGTCAACGCCGCATGTACCGCCATCAACTTGACGGCCATAGCGTGCGCCAAATCGTATATGAGCACAGTGCCCGCGAAGGAATCAGCATCCCCACTGCCTGGCGCGACTGGGACCAAGTAAAACAGTGGACCGAAGAGGACTGGATCCGCGACCGCGAAGCAATGCTGGGCCGCATCCAAACGATGCGCCTCCGCGTCGTCCATGCCGCCATGAAAAAAGGCCATTACCAAGTCGCCGCGCAAGTTTTGGACTCCCTGGGACGTGTTCTCGGCGAAAATACGCCCGAACAAGTCTCGGTTCAAGTTCCATCACTAAATATCCAAGTCGAGCCCAAAGTAGTTACCGCCCAACTACCGGAAAGCGACGTAATCGAAACCGAAATAACACCAAAAAAAGAAGTAGATGCAGTTGAACCCGCCCAATAAATCAATGCCCGGACACTACGGCCAAGGCAAAAAGAAGAAGCCCAAGGGAAAGAAAGGCCCCAAGAAGTAGAATATGAACAGCTGTCGCGATTTCCATGGCAAAACGCGGTCTTTACGCAAATATCCACGCCAAACGTAGGCGCATCAAGGCTGGTGCGGACGAAAAGATGCGCAAACCAGGCTCAAAAGGCGCCCCAACCGCTGGGGCGTTCAAAAAAGCGGCCAAAACCGCCAAAAAACGTACACCAAAGGGGAAAAAGTAATGGCGATCGTCTCCATTACTGGCACAAAACGCTACACAAACGTAGTGGAGTACACGGGTGGCACGATGACCACCCTTAACGACGAAATGCGCATCCATGCGCACGCCGCAGAGTTTGTTTTCGCGCTCGATTCCACCACAGAAGCCAACTTCAAGCTTGCCTTTGAAGCCTCTTTCAACGGCGGTACGAGCTGGTACGAAATCGACACCAGCAAAACCATCAACGAATCCGGCGAATACGTCTACTACTACAGTGGTAAGACAACATCAACAATTCGAGTGCGTTTAAGCCAAGTAACGTCAGGCACCCCTAGCGTCACGCCACACATTGCAGTCACATTTAACGGCTAATGGGCACCCGAATCATCACTGGCTTCTGCACCCATCTTGAGGTGGACTCCGAAAGCCGCACCACCGAAGCATCATTCGCATTTATGACGCCCCAAGACCCCGAGGACTTTGCAGGTCTGATGGTGCGTCTTGCCAGCGGCATCGAAGTAATGATTGAAGTGGAGGACGAAGATGATTGAATACCGAGGCGAAAAATTTAGCGGCTACAACAAGCCAAAACGCACCCCAGGCCACGCAAACAAGAGCCACGCCGTGCTTGCCAAAGAAGGCGACACGGTAAAACTGATCCGTTTCGGTCAGCAGGGCGTAACAGGCAGCCCAAAAAAGGACAACGAAAGCGAATCCTCGCGAAAGCGCCGCGAAGCATTTAAGAAACGCCATGCCGCTAATATCAAAAAAGGTAAAATGTCCGCCGCTTACTGGGCAAATCGCGAGAAATGGTGACTAAGTGACCTATTCAGTCCCCGGCCAAATCCGCACCCACCTTGTAAGTTCCAACACGCTTGGTGGAGCAGACAGTCCGTTCACCCGCACCCAGGCGGTGCTGGACATGATGAAGGGCTGGGAAATCATGAAGGCCGTAACCCTTGGCACGGAATACCTCCGCGAAAACAGCGAAGCCTTCCTACCAATCGAGCCCCGCGAGGATTACACCGCGTATTTAGCGCGAGTAAACCGGGCCGTATTTTCACCGTTTACCCAGCGCCTGGTGCGTGCCGCCGCAGGGTTAATTCTGCGTAAACCAATCAGTTTGCTGGGTGACCCATACTGGACCGATATTTTCGCAAAGGACGTTGATGGTTGCGGTTCAGATCTAGACGAGTATGCCCGCCGCCTGCTGCTGTGCTCCCTAAACTACGGGCATTGTCATACATTAGTAGATTTTCCGGCCCCAACGGGTGCCCGCAGCCTTGCGGAAGAGCGCGAGCTTAACCGCCGCCCGTACTGGATCGAAATCGACCCAGAGAACATCTACGGCTGGCGCCTGGACCGTGAAGTCAACTACGGTAATTTAGTACAGGTCCGCATCAAGGAAAAAGCAGTAGTTCCTGACGGCGAATTTGGCGAGAAAGTCTACGACCAGATTCGTGTAATCGAACCCGGCCAATACCGCATCTACCGCCAAGTCGAAACCAAAAAGGACATGCAGGGAGGCTTCCCATATCCAAACGCCTTCGACGCAACAGATGCCACCTCGGACTACGAGATGGTGGAATCAGGCGACTACAGCCTGGGCCAAATCCCACTAGTAACAACATATGCAGGCAAGACCGACACCCTTACAAGTAAGCCGCCCTTACTAGACATCGCATATTTAAACCTGGCCCATTTCCAACGCCAGGCCGATTTAATCCACAGTCTGCACATCGCTAGCCAACCAATTCTTGTCCTCGAAGGCTGGGACGACCAATCCAAAGACGTAGCTGTAAGCGTCAACTACGCGATGGCCAGCCAACCTGGCAACAAGGTTTATTACGTCGAACCAGCCGCGAACGCATTTGAAGCACAGTCCAACGAAATCCGTGAGCTACAGATGCAGATGGCCACCCTTGGCATCAGCACACTTAGCCAGCAAAAGTTTGTTGCCGAATCTGCCGACGCACGCCGCCTGGACCGTGTTGACACAAATTCAATGCTGTCGATGGTATCTCTTGACCTGGAACAATCCCTACAAAAAGCGTTTAATTTAGCCGCCGACTATGTAGGAATCGCACCACCCGAGGTAAAGATCAGCCGCGATTTCGACATCGACCGTTTAATCGGGCAGGACGTAACCGCGCTGACGGCATTGTTCGACCAAGGCGTGCTGGGCCGCGATGAATTCCGCCAAATCCTCGTCCAGGGTGAAATTCTTCCTACCGCTAGTGAGGAACAAAACGCTAGTACCGATACTCAAGACGCCGAGCAAGAATAACCGCACAACCTAGGTTCTTGTAAACTACACAAGTAGACTAAACAAGTACATGGAGTATGCCCACATGGGTAAATCACTAGAAAAAGTGCTTAAACCTGACGGTTCTGAAGTATGGGAACTCGTGGAACTACGCGAACCCCAACCAGAGCCTGAGGTATGCAAACCTGTGCGTAAGCGCAAGCCTTCAAAGCCTGCGGAAGAAACCCCTACCTCTACTTTTGACTTCTGACTATGGAAGAGCACGTCATCCAGGAAACGCCCGTGGCGAGTCCTGACCAGCCCGTGGCTGCAGCCGACACCGCTCCACAGCAACCAGACCCTGCACTTGCTGTAAAAGCCGAATACGAGACCCAGCTTGCCGCCCTAAAACAGCAAGCAACTGAAGCCGAGGAACGTTTCCAAGGCATCAAATCCAAGCTGGACGAGGTCTACAAAAAGCAGGACGACCAGCGCAAACAAACGTTGGAAGACCAAGGCCAATGGAAAGACCTTTGGGAGGAAGCTAACAAAAGCGCCCAAGAAAAGGACGCCCAAATCAGTGCACTGGAGCGTCAACTGGCGGACCTAAAGGTTTCCAACGAAGAGGCGACCATGCGCACAAAAGCGTTGTCTGCAATCAGCCAAGCCGGTGCAATTAACGCCGAACAGATGCTGCTGCTGGTACAAAACAACCTGCACAAAAAGGACAACGGCGACGTTGTAATTTTGGACAAAGGTGTCGAACAAGATATTACTAACTACCTAGGCAACCTAAAAAACCCTGGTTCAGGTTTTGAGCATCACTTTAAACCCAGCAGCGCCGCTGGTATGGGAGCCAAGCCGACACCAAACTCTGTTATTGCCCCTGGGATGGCTAATCCATTCAAGGCCGGTAGTATTAACATAACGAGACAAATGCAACTAAAAGCAGAGGAGCCCGAACTTGCAGCTGTGCTGGAAAGGGAAGCTTCTTTGTAGCCCCGGTGGGGCTT